ATTCCTGATGCTGGGCAACAAGTTGCAATCATTAAGAGTGGTGCAATCCATCCTCTCATGCATGGCCAATTCTCTCAGCTTGTGGGGATGATGGATCCAGAAAGCCATGGTACGGTTGTCTTGCATTATACTCCATTGGAGCAAGGAAGAACTATTCAAAATGGTAAAGGCGAGACGTTTCATAATTTCAAGCCAATCGGAGTTCAAGTTACGTCCACAGGCCGTATTTTGATAGCTGGACTAGATGTAGCTCTGTGGGATGATAACATCAAACGTATTGCAAGAACTAACACTGCAAGAAAACTAGGTTACACAGAGTCCGAGCTGCGTACTGATGCTCATGCAGCCAGTACACTGCAAGCGGCCGGACAAACCACTGATTCCTATTTTCAAAAGAAGTATGGGGATCGTGCGAATGAGTACAAGGATCTTGCAAATGCCACGTATGGAAAATTAACTGCTTCTCAAGGTGATGCAAATACGTCACTCGCTACTATTGGCATCGAGAAAGTGCATGGAACGTATCGCACGTTTTCCCTAGATAACATCCTTGGAGTAATAAATTATGACAGTGTGGATATGAGGCTTGGACCCAATAGTTACTACGCAATCAAAGGTAACATGATGCCCCAGGCTCCAGTTATTGATCAATTCGGTAACAATGTTCCACTACCATCGTTGCAAAGCCAAAATAAGTAGTCATATATTTCACATGACAGACAAACTAACTCCGGAAACTCAGCCTAAAGAATGGTTTGCGGAGGTGTTGGAGCGTGCTAGGATTCACGGTGACCGAAAACGTGTTGAGTTCTGGAACCCACAGGGAGCCGCTAAGGCCCTCTGGATGCTGGCACAGGGCAAAAGCTACATGTCTATCGCGAAGGAGACCGGGATCGATAGGAAGACCGTCAGGGAGCTCGAATGGAGGCATGAGGATACACTTGAGTCTAAGCGCAAAGAATTTTCACGCAAGTACGCGATTGCGGCAGAGGAGTACACGGATTTGCTATTCGCTAAGGCCGAACAACTTTACGATGATCCAGAGCAACTCAAGAATATCGCACCTGACCGGCTGGCTCTGACTATTGGGATTATGACTGACAAGGCTACACAGCTCGCGGGAATGGCCGGAGTGGTCATTGAGCATCGCAAGGGAGCTTCTATTGAAGACGCCATGGCTATGATAGCTCAGGCTAAAGCTAACGTCGCTAGGCGCGTATCAGGAACCATCATTGATATTCCATGAAGTGGCGTCCGCATCAAATCCTCACGCCTCCTACTGACGATGAAGTAGCAAGCATGACTCCTAGTGAGTTTATCGATCTTCATAAGGTTTACCATGAAGCTATCGAGAATGCTGAGAAAGACCCATTTCGTTACGGTTTCAAGTTGCCGCATTGGGTGAAGGCTGAAGAAGCCATGAAAGAAGTGACTGAAATTGTTGCACTTGGAGGAAATCGCAGCGGAAAAACGATCTTCGGAGCTTATTCCATTGTTCGAGCTGCAGTGGAAAACCCAAAGTCGGAAATCTTTTGTTTTGCTCAAACCTCTGAAGTATCAATACGCCAACAGCAAAGTGCGGTGTACGATTGGCTCCCTGTCGAATACAAGACAAAACAAACGTCTTCCAGTGCGTACATTTCCTACAGTAAAAAGAATGGGTTCACTGACAGCTCCTTGATTCTACCAAATGGTTCGCAAATCATCTTCAAGACTTACTCTCAGTATCAGAATAATCCAACCATACTGGAAGGTGCTGAACTTGGAAGCCGTAATCCTGTGTGGCACAATGTCGGCGTATGGCTGGATGAGTATCTTCTAGGGCCGGATCTTATCAACACCTTGCGCTTTCGACTAGCTACACGTTCTGCCAAGATGCTTGTCACATTCACGCCTATCGATGGCTGGACTGAAGTCATTAAGGAGTTCTTGGATGGCGCTAAGACAGTCGAATCAAGACATGCAGAATTGCTTAACGGTGAGCTAGTTCCATACATTCAAAGATCAAAAAAACGCAATGCTAGCATACATTATTTTCATTCTCAGGACAATCCATTTGGTGGATATGATCGAATCAAAGAAACCTTGTCAGGAAGTACACGGGAAGAAATACTCATTCGTGCGTACGGTGTGCCCGTCAAATCTCAAGCTACTAAGTTCCCAAAATTCAACACCATCGTCAATGTTATTGATAAATCAGCTATTCCCACAGAAAACGTCACACGTTATCAGGTGATCGACCCTGCTGGTGCTAAGAACTGGTTTATGTGCTGGGTAGCTGTAGACGAAACTGGTACATACTACGTGTATCGTGAGTGGCCTAGCGTTGATGTTGGAGATTGGGCTGAGTGGAAGCATGGAAAGTGGGTTTCTGGGGAGGGAGCAAAGGGTCTGGGTTACGGGATACGCGACTACGTTGAACTAATTCAAGACTTTGAAGGTGATGAAGAGATATTTGATCGACTAATTGACCCACGCTTAGGTGCTGCACGCTACCAGGCATCGGATGGTGCATCCTCAATCATGCAGGATCTGGCTGACATGGAAATTATCTGCAATCCGGCACCTGGCCTTGAGATTGAGGATGGATTACAGGCGTTGATAAGCAAAATGAGCTATGATACTAGCAAACCGCTAGATTCTGTCAACAGGCCACACTTTTATATTGCCAGTGACTGTGAAAACATCATACGTGCCCTAGCGGAGTACACTGGAGAACAAGGTCTGAAGGAAGCATGGAAAGATCCTATTGACGTACTTCGTTACGCTGCAATCGCTGATCTAGATCACGTAAGTTTCGAAAAATCACAAATAACACGACAAGGAAATGGCGGATATTAAGCAATGGAAACAATCTGAGGTGTCTCAGAAGTTAGGAGCAACACCAGCAGATACTAGAGAATATCGAGATAAATACCTTACTGCTGGTGAGCACTGGAAGAAGGAAGGAACATCAATTATGTGGTCTGACCATGCAATGTGGATGTTCAAAAAGCATATTGCCAACCCTGCACCAGTAAGCACTGAGATTGAAGTTCATGTCATCGGACGTGCTAACAATCCGCGGTTCATTTACGGGTCTCTCAATGGTTTCCGTATTGCTATTGAGTGCCATCCTAAAATGGCCATGCAGTTGCAAGGTAAGACTGTCAAAGTATCACTCAGAGAAGAAAACGGGGAAACCTATTACACTTACAAACCATGAAAACTAAAAAAGAATCACGCACAGCATTCGAGATGAAGGCACTTCACGCACGTGAGGCAAACAATCAAAGTGAGGTAGACGATCAGCATGAGGAAGAGACTTTAATCTATGCCAGCGTTGAACCTGATGTTGATGCTTTACGTGGAGCCTACGATCAGTGCGTTTTGCAGCTTGATCAATACTTTGAATTATGCCGCAGGAGTTACGATGATAGGCGCAATATCTGGGCTGGAAAGACTTCGGATCTTCGCAAGCAAGGTTCGGATGCGTTTCCTTGGGATGGAGCTTCTGATATGGAGGTTAATGTTATTGGTGAACGAATTGATGCATTCGTATCTATACTAGATCAGGCATTGACCCGTAGTCACGTAAAGGCATTCCCTACCAGCACTTCGTCAATCCCTCGTGCAGCCTTGGTTTCTTCATTCCTGAAGTGGATGAAGTCTTCGTACATCCCTAACTTCAAGAACCAGATGGAACTTGGAGCTAACTACTTGCTCGAAAAGGGTTTGATGGTCACTTATGTTGGCTGGTCTAGGGAGATGCGTACGTACTTGCAGGAGGTGACGATCGAGCAGATTGCTCAAGCATCGCCTGATATGGCTGAATTGATCGTCAAGCGTAACGACGACAAGTTATTGATGGACTTGATGGGGCAGGCATTTCCTGACTTGGACGCAAAACGTGTTAAGAAGTTCTTCCGGGAGATCCGTAAGACTGGAAAAGCTAGTTTGCCTAAACCTCGTGCATCAGTAGACTGCCCTATTGTTCGCTCTCTAGCGGCTGATGGCGAGGTTCTATTCCCTCCCTATACCATCGACCCACAAACGGCTCCCTACGTCTTCTGGCGCACGTTTATGACGGCTCAGGAGCTTGAGAAGAAGGTCACCACAGAAGGATGGGATGAGGACTGGGTGTTTGAGGCTATCGATACGCTTCGTGGCCGTGACTCCTACTACATTGACGGGCAGAAAGTCAAGAAATACACCAATATGCCATTGTCTAAGGATAATGACTTGGTGATGGTGGTCCACGCTTACCAGCGTTTGATCGATGAGGATGGAGCAGAAGGAATCTATTGCACGGTGTTTAATCCACATGTTGCCGGATATGCCACATCGGAGTTGCTGAATGGTTACGACGACTATCCTTTCATCGTGACCCGCCTGTCATACAACCAGAAACGCCTGTATGAGGTTCAGACATTCCCTGACATTCTACGCGGAGCTCAGCTTCAGATCAAGACTGAGCGAGATAGCCGCATTGACCGTGCTAGTTTGGCCACATTGCCGCCTCTGATGCATCCTGCCGGTCGCCCGCCTGCTGAGTGGGGTCCGGGTCGTCGCGTTCCTTATCGTCGCCTTGGTGAGATTGCCTTTGGCCCAGTTCCACAGCATGACACAGGCTCGATGGAGCTTGAACAATCAATGGCATTGCAGGCTGATAAGTCGGTTGGATTGGACTTGAACAGCCCGATCTCCAGCGTTCGCCAACAATTCTTCGTGAATAAATATCTAAGCCATGTTCAGGAAGTACTCGGATTGGCTTGGAAATTGTTCCAATCCGTCGGCCCAGATGAGGTTTTCTTCCAAGTAACTGGAAATCCGAATCCTCAGACAATGACGAAGGGGAGCCCGGATGAAAACTATTCCTGCTCGGTGTCGTTTGACTCGATCGGTGCTGCCCCGGAGAATGCTGAAGCTCGCATGAAACAGATGGGGAGCCTGGTTCAGTTCGA